GAATCTTTTAGAGATGTCTGAATGGAACCTTGTTCTTAAAAAAGAAATAGGAGATATTGTTGTGGGTTCTTATAACAGTAAGAAGGAGGCTGAAGAACAGATTGAATATCGTAACACCCTATGCCGACATCTGGGATACGACCCGGATATTCCTTACAAAATAGTAAAAAGTATTTCAATAAAAAAATAATAGGAGAGTGCTATGCCTAGTCAATGGCCTAGTAGAGGAACTTGTCCTGAGTGTGGGGCGAGTAAAGCGAATGTTCAACATGAAGATGGACACTCGTATTGTTTTAGTTGTCAAACAAGATTTGGAGAAGATATGACACAACAAACCAAGGTAGTTCCAATGTCTGAAAATCATTCTGGTTTTGAAAATAATAAAACAAAGGGGATAATCGAGGCTATTACTGATAGAAAAATAAGTAAGGATACGGCCAAGAAATATAATACTCAGGTAAATAAGACAGGTAATACTATCACGCAGCACATCTACCAATACTTTGATAAGGATGGTAACTATGTTGCTAACAAAGTAAGAGATGTACAGAACAAAAGGTTCTGGTCTGAAGGAAATCTGGGAGTCGCTGGATTATTTGGACAGAATATCTTTAATCAGTCCGGTAAATTTATTACAGTATGTGAAGGTGAAGTAGATGCTATGTCTGCCTATGAACTAATGGGTAGCAAATGGCCTGTTGTTTCCATTAAAAATGGTGCGGCCTCCGCTCTGGAAAATTGCAAACAAGCCTTCGATTATCTAACTAAGTTTGAAACAATTGTTCTTTGCTTTGATAACGATGAGCCAGGCAGGGAAGCTTCTCAAAAGGTAGCTCAACTTTTTGAGCCTAACAAATGCAAGATTGTTTCACTAGAGTTGAAAGATGCCAACGAATATCTAAAGACAGGTCAAAGAGAAAAGTTTACTCAGGCATGGTGGAATTCCAAGACCTATACCCCGGCAGGTATTATAAATCTAGCTGATCTGGGTGAGTCTCTCTATGATGAGTTTGATTGTGAGACATGTCTTTATCCTTGGCCTCAGATGAATGAGAAGACCTATGGTCTACGTACCGGAGAGCTTGTTACCTTTACCAGCGGTGCAGGGATGGGTAAAAGTTCTATCATACGTGAACTGATGTACCATCTGATGATGAATACCAAGGATGGGATAGGTGTTTTGGCCTTGGAAGAAAGTATTCGGAACACCGCCTTCAGTATCATGAGTGTTGAAGCCAACGCCAGACTTTATATCAAGGAAATACGAAAGCAATTTACCGATAAACAATTAAGAGATTGGCAAAAGAAAACCATTGATAGTAAAAGATTCTATGCCTTTGATCACTTTGGATCTATATCCAATGATGAGATCCTTGATAGGGTTAGGCACATGGCAAAAGCACTTGATTGTAAGTGGATATTTCTAGATCATTTATCCATTCTGGTATCCGGTCAGGAGGACAATGGAGATGAACGTAAGTCCATTGATATTCTTATGACCAAACTTAGATCTCTGGTGGAAGAAACAGGGATAGCCCTGATACTTGTCAGCCATCTTAGAAGGCCAGCAGGAGATCGAGGTCATGAAGATGGCAGGGAAGTATCTCTTTCACATCTCAGAGGATCGGCGAGTATAGCCCATCTAAGTGATTCTGTTATTGCCTTGGAAAGAAATCAACAAGCGGAGGATGCATATGAAGCTAACACTACAACAATAAGAATACTTAAGAATAGATATACCGGAGACACTGGTGTATCTTGTTATCTTTATTATGACAAAGACACTGGAAGAATGACCCAAGTAGACAATCCTTTTATGGAGAATGATAATGAAGAAGCCCTTTAATAAAACAACATATGACATAGCTGATACGACAGCCAAGAAACATATGATTGGATGGCTAGAACAGAATCAGCCACACTGTACTGTTAATTCAAAAGAGACTACGTACTTTGATCTAACAGTCAAGACAGATGATGGAGGAGATGCACAACTTTATGAAGTAGAGATTAAGTATGCATGGAAAGAGGAGTGGCCTAACACATGGGATGAGTTACGTATTCCTTTCAGAAAGAAAAGATTACTAGACAGGTGGAAGGACAAGCATCGAAAATGTCTATTAACTTTCGTAGTTTTTAATCATGATTGTAGTAAAGCATGGCACATAGATGGAGACACAGTTCTGGAAAGTGAGGTCAAGGAAGCATCCAATAGATATGTAAGAAAAGGTGAGTTGTTTTTTCACATCCCTATAAAACAAGCCTATCAGGTGGATATGACATATGACAAAGGCAATAGTTGATATAGAAACAAACGACATTGATGCTAGTATAATTCATTGCATTGTCGCTCGTTCCTACGGCTCAGATGAAGAAAAGATCTGGATAGGGAATGAATGCCAACAGTTCTGGAATTGGGCTAAACAAATAGATGAATTTATAATGCACAATGGTATTAGTTTTGATGCTCCAATACTTAACAAACTAACTGGCTCTAATATAAGATTGTCTCAGGTTAGGGATACTCTTATTGAATCCCAGTTATATAATCCTATTAGGGACGGCGGTCATTCTCTTGAAGCATGGGGAGAAAGACTTAAATTTCCCAAGGGAAACTTTACGGAGTTTGAATCTTACAGCCCGGAGATGCTGGAATACTGTAAGAAAGATGTTGAGTTGACAGGTAAACTTGCCAAGACTATGGAGGAAGAAGGTAAAAGTTTTTCTTCACAGTCTTATGAACTGGAGAGAAAGGTAAGAGCTATAGTAGATCAACAACAAAACAACGGCTTTGCTTTTAACATACGAAAGGCTATGTTATTTCTTTCTAGATTGGAAGACGAGCAGCATGAGCTTGAACAAAAAGCTGATGAGATGTTTGAACCTGTCATTACTTATTCACCTGTTAAAAAGATACCCAAGAGTACTCCGTTTAATATTGCAAGTCGAAAACAAATAGCAGAACGCCTCATGGAAAAAGGATGGAAGCCTAAACACTATACTGATAAGGGAAGTATTATAGTCTCTGAAGAAATTCTTGAGAAAATAAATATGGAAGAAGCTAAAATGTTCAGTCGGTATTTCCTTTTACAGAAACGTACAGGATTACTTAAATCCTGGATAAAGGAATGTGATGAGGATGAGAGGGTCAGAGGCAGGGTACTGACCTTACGTACCATTACAGGTAGGATGGCCCATCATAGCCCTAATATGGCCCAAGTACCAGCTATCTATAGTCCTTATGGTAAAGAGTGTCGGGAACTATGGAGAGTATCTAATCCAGATACCCATGTCTTGATAGGTACAGATGCCAGCGGCCTGGAGTTACGTTGTCTTGCTCATTACATGGATGATAAAAGGTTTACCCGTGAAGTGCTTACTGGTGATGTTCATACCGCCAATCAAAAAGCTGCGGGGTTACAGACAAGGGATCAAGCCAAGACATTCATCTATGCCTTTCTTTATGGAGCCGGACCTTCCAAAATAGGTAAGGTAGTCGGGGCTGGTGCCAAGAGAGGACAATATTTAATTGATAACTTTCTAAGAAACATGCCTAATTTAAAAAGATTAAGAGATAATATTACGGAAGCATCGAAGTCCGGTACAGTTAAAGGTTTGGATGGTAGGCGGCTACATATCAGATCACCTCATGCCAGCCTCAATACTCTTCTTCAAGGGGCGGGTGCAATTATTTGTAAGCAATGGCTTGTCCACATAGATGAACGAATTCGTAAGTCAGGTATAGATGCGAGGCTTGTAGCTTCTGTTCACGATGAGTACCAATTTGAAGTAGCAAAGAAAGATATAGAATTCTTTGGACAGATAACCAAGAAAGCTATGCATGAAACAACGCAGACACTCAAGATGAAGTGTCCACTTGATTGTGAATATAAAGTAGGAAACACATGGGCAGAGACACATTAAAATTATCAGCCTGTAACATTTGTCAGGGTCCAGCAGATCTTGAGAACGAAGGCGGCATCCAAGGTTGCATCGGCATCATTCCTTTTACGTTGTGTGTTTGGTGTTATGCTGGAATGACTGACATGGTAGAGTCTACGTGCGAGAAGTGTAATAATAAAGTACTTGACTAAGTAATTACTATGTGCTATACTTCGACAACAACTAGAAAAGGAGAGAGATGGCAAACAAAACTTTAAACGCCTTGTTAAACAACATTTTTAAACAAATTTTTAAGGAGAGTACAAATGGCTGCACAAAATAGCGTGATTTCAGGTGAAGCATGGTTTGCATGGATAACGAAACCTAGCACAATGTTTAAACCTGAAGGTGAATGGATCATCAATGTCGCAAATCTCGATGCCAAAAATAAGAAGTTGGCAGAGGCAGAAGGTCTGAATGTTCGTAATGGTCATAACACAATTCCAGGTCATTATGTTAAACTAACTCAGTCCACAACTGATTTCAACGGCGCACCTCGACTAGTGGATGTTGTTGATGCTGATCGTAATCCATTTTCCAGAGATAAACTTATTGGTAATGGTTCCAAAGTTAATGTTAGTTACCGCCCATCCAAGTATATGAGTAGGCAAACCGGAGAGGAAGCTACTAAAGGATGGTTAAATAAAGTTCAAGTAGTAGACTTAATCGAATACATTCCCGAAGACACAACCTTTGACGTTGTGCCTGGTGGATATGTAAGTGAAGCTGAAGAAATTCCCTTTGCTTCTTAACCCCTAAAGGAGACTTGGAGGGCGGTTAGTAAATAAAGACCCACTAACTGCCCTCACTTTTTTATATGAAAAAAATTGATACATTAGTACAAGATATATATAATTTATTTTCTCCTAGTCCTGTGAAGATGGATGAGAAAGAAGTAGATAAGTATATTGATATTTGTGGAGATATGATTAAGGTTCATATCAAAGAATTTCTTTATGAAAAACCTCAAACAAATGGACACCTAAGATTATCAGCTATAGGTAAACCAGATAGACAGCTCTGGTATAATGTTAACAGTACTAAGAAAGGGGAAGCTCTTACTCCCAGTACCCGAATTAAATTCTTATATGGTTACATCCTTGAAGAGTTATTGTTAGCATGTTCTTTGATTGCAGGACACAAAGTTGAACAGCAACAAAAAGAAGTTGAAGTAGAGGGAGTTAAGGGACATCAAGACGCTGTAATAGATGGTGTTCTGGTTGATTGTAAGAGTGCTTCAGGCCGAAGCTTTCAGAAATTTAAAAACAATACTCTTGTAACAGACGATCCTTTCGGTTATATCCCACAGATATCTGCCTATGCAGAGGCTAATGATATAGATGAGGCTGCATTCCTTGCCATTGATAAGTCTACCGGAGAGATATGTTTAACATCCCTGCATTCGATGGAAATGATCAATGCTAAAACCAGAGTTAAACATCTTAAAAAGATGGTAGATAATCCTAATGTCCCTGAGAGATGTTATCCTGGAGTTCCTGATGGCAAGTCCGGTAACCTTAAACTTTCAGTTGGTTGTATCTATTGTGGACATAAGAAAGAATGCTGGTCAGATGCTAATCAAGGTCAAGGTATAAGAGCATTTCAGTATGCAAATGGAAAAAGATTCATGGTTCAAATAGGTAAAGAACCTGATGTTCCTGAGATAGCTTTATCATAAGTGATGCATTGGATCTTTTATAAAGAACCAAACCTCACTCAGTTTGGATTTGTCTACATCATAACTAATTTAAAAACTAAAAAATCTTACATTGGATGCAAACAATATTTTAATTATAGAAAGAAGAAAAAGAAATCAGAATCAAATTGGAAAACTTATATGGGATCAAGCAAGTCACTCCTTGAAGATATTAAAAAGATAGGAAAGAAAAACTTTCAATTTGAAATCATCGAAGAGTTTAAAAATAAAAGAAGTTTAAAATACTATGAATGTTGTTATCAAATTAAACTCCATGTTCTAACAGCTACACTGGAAGGAACAGACGAACCTGCTTATTATAATAATTATATAGGAGGTAAATTTTATAGGCCAGTAGAAGAATATCATGACTCTTTCTTCTGATGTCTCAGTAGAATCTTTATATGATTTAACAAATAAAGATTCTTATCAAGCTTTATATCTTTCTGTTATCTTACAAGCTATGCTAGATCTATGTAAACCTGAGCTTGAAGGAGAACCTAGTGAAATAAAAATACAAAGAGATCAAGCTGACGCTTGGTTTTTTTCTTCTATTGGTGTGACATGTGAAGATTTTGAAACTGTGTGTTTGTATGCTAAAGTTGATCCTGTTAAGATAAGGATATTTGCATATGAAGCTATTAAATCTGGAGATACTAAAAATGTCAGAAGAAGATTTCAATCCTTACTCTAGTCCTTTAGACAAACAAGTAGGTGGAGATCATTATAAAGATTGTGTTATACAACCTACAGTCTATTGCCAATTAAATAAATTAACTACATGCGAATCAAATATTGTAAAGTATGTTACCAGACATAACAAGAAAGGAGAAGGGAAGGAAGATATAAAAAAAGTAATTCATTATGCTGAACTGTTACTAGCATTAGAATATCCAGAAGAGGGGCAACAAGCAGATCTATTTAATGATTTAATAGAAAGGGGTAGGCATGTTCAAATCAAACCGTAATCCACAATTCAGATCTAAGTTCAGTGAAGACATATTTTATACTAAGTATTCTCATGAAGGGGCAGAAACTTTTCATGAGCTAGCTTGCACACTAGTCGAGGATGTATGTCAAACCTATCTTAGTAAAGATGAGAAGGAAGCATTGATAGATCATATATCCAATCTTCGATTTCTTCCAGGCGGCAGGTATCTTTACTATGCTGGCAGGGAAAAGAAGTTCTTTAATAATTGTTATCTTCTTAAAGCAGAGGAAGATACCAGAGAAGATTGGGCTAACCTGTCTTGGAAGTCTGAGTCCTGTCTGATGACAGGCGGTGGTATTGGTGTAGACTATTCGACCTACAGACCAGAGGGACAAACCTTGAAGGGTACTGGCGGTATATCCAGTGGCCCAATACCTAAGATGCAGATGATCAACTCCATAGGTCAGAAGGTAATGCAGGG